AGTACTAACTACTGGGTTAGAGTAATCTAGCATGGTTTTGAATTGAGGAGTGAAGCGGTATTGCTGGTTAGCCTGGTTGATTAGATGGTTCCCTTTACTCTCGCTATCAAATGGGTTGGCTGCCTGCGCTACACCAACAACCCCTCGTGCAATCGGGGCAGTTATATTCCTGTCGATTTTTCGTTTTATGGAATCTAGGATGGACATGCATAGAGTATACTTCATAAAGATTGACAGGCCTAACCGTTAGGGGTATTTTAAGGAAAACAAAACCCTCTAAAATAAAAGCCCCCAGCTAGAAGCCTCTTAAAACTTAAATGGAGAATAAAATGCCAAGAAAAGATTGGACTGACGAACAGAGAAAAGCCTTCGGGGAAAAAATGAAAGCTGCCCGAGGTAAGAAGGTTCCTACCCCCACAGTAACACCCACGGTAACGACTGTAGCCGTACCCCCATTGCCTGAGCCTACAGAGGTTCCTACGGCGGAGCAAACTGACACCCAGGGAACTGATATGCAAGCCATGCAGAGGCAGATGAATGAGGTTATGGAAACTAATGCCCTTCTAAGAGCAGCATTGCTTAGGAGCCCTCAAGAAGCTTCTACGAACTCGGGCCAGCCCCAAGTCAATAAGACTGGCAGTTTAATCGGTGTCTTTGAGAAATACATCCTCAGCCCAGAGAACTACCCATCACCAATCGAACGGCTGGCGCAAGAAACCCGACTAGCCCCCCTAGCTTTTCCACTTAACTACCACCTAGATTACGTCTATTCTGTCCGACAGTACGACACTAAGCAAGGTATCAACACCCAGGAACCTGAGTTTGTTATCCAACTTTGGCGCAACCGATTGAATGATGACGGTACTGTTAGGGACCGCTACCGTGTCCGCCGCTTGGTATTCCATGAAGACCCACAGGCAGCAATGGTAATTGCTCACGACAATAACATCCAAATCGACAAAGAGGACGAAGCTAGCTTCTTAAACGAAATGCGCTATCTACGAGTGCGAGATTGGCTATTCGATATTTTCTGGCCCAAACCAGTTACCAACAATGAAGCTAGGCGAGAAGAAGTAATTGGCAACGTCTTAGTAGAGATTGTAGATGTCAACTCTGAGGATTCTGTTGACATGGGTCGCAAGCTAGACTCCACCAATAAAGCAAGCTATTAGGCTCACCTGTGCTGTATAAGGCGCATAAAAAACAAGCACTCGCTCACAAGGCGTTCATGCAGGACGGCTTTAAGCGTGGGGTGTTGATGTTTGGCCGCCAAAGCGGCAAGACTTATTTCGCTAATGCCCATGGCTGGATTAGTGCGATTAAAGACCAAGGGCGCTACTTTATTGTTTTCAAGACATACAAGCAGGCGCATGAGGTTGTTTGGCGGCAGTATATCCCGATGATTCCCCAAGAGTTAATCTACAAGAAGAACGAGCAAGACCTGCTGATTGAGTTCAACTATATTGAAGATACCCCGATTACCCTGCCCGGGGGTGATACTGTTATCCTCAACCACGACAAGACAAAGCCAAGAAGCACCCTACAACTGCTTGGGTCTGACCAGGCCGACAGCCACCGTGGTTTTAAGGCTAATGGGATAATCTTTGACGAGTATGCCGACCAATCCCCAGACAACTGGGATGCTGTGTATAAACATTTCTTTACTACGACAGATGGTTGGGCGATTTTTATGGGAACGCCTCGTGGCTACAATCACTTCTATGACCTCGTTGAGGACGCAAGGGAGAACCCCCGCTGGTACTTCTCTACTGCTACTTGGCGAGATTCCCCCTACGTCAAGACACAATTCATCACAGAGGAACGTGCCGAGGCCGAGCGTAAAGGCACCCTGTCTACGTTCTTACAAGAAGTAGAGCTAGAGTTTAGGGCGGTGCAAGGCGCAGTTTACCCTGACTTCGACAGAGCTATCCACCTTATCAAACCCGCCGACATCCCCCAAGACCTTACTTATTATGGAGCGATTGACTTCGGTTGGCACACTACTGCTTTCCTATTATGGGGCGTAGACAAAGACCAAGTGTGGTACTTAATAGATGAAGTCTATGGTAAAGAAGAAACCCTAGAGAACCTTATCCCTCGAATCAAAAACTGTATTGGCGATAAGAGAGTTGTCTTAATTGTTGCCGACTCCGCTAACAGGGACGCAATAGAGGTCATGAGTAAAGATTTCCCTGTGGCTGGAGTGAACAAAGCCAACGATACCAAGGGCTACCAGCTAGGCATCTCCCTGATTACCGAAAAGCTAAAACCTCGGGCCCAGCTTGTAGGCGACCCTAAGCCCACCATATATATGGGGAGTAACTGCAAAAACTTCACATTCGAGCTAGAAGCCTACCGATTCCCAGAGGATAAGCCAGAACGCAACCCTAGTGACGTGCCAATTAAAGAGAATGACCACGGCCCAGATGCAGCACGTTATCTATTCCTCCACTTAAAGCATGGTATGTCAAAAGATGAGAAGATACCCAAAACATTCTTAGAGAAGCAAACCAACCAGTTTGGTCTGATTTAGCCCACAAAATGGCTAAAAAAAGGCAAAAAGAGTACAATTTAGGCATAAACTAAGGAAAAATAAAAAAATGGCTTATCAAGAAGACGACAAAAAAGAAACCAAGAAAAGCGAATCCGACGAATACGAGTACGAGTACAAGGCAGACTACATTAGCGACTGGGATATTCACCGCAACTACATTAAATGTTTCGACCCGTTTGAAGCGATGTTATTGGGTAAGGTTTACGACTCTGTTAGCGGGACTGTAGACAACTCTAAAATCACCGACTCCTACGCTATGACGCTCGCCAAAGAACGTGCTGACCGAGTAATTGCTAAGACTCCTGACGGTTCAACTGAGAGCGCAGGCAAAGCGGACATGGGCAAGGCAGCGTTTATGGACATCCTTCGCCAGAAGTGGATATACCCAAACGCCAACTCCCAACGACCGTTCCTGGAGAAGCTTAATCTTTGGCAGCTTTACTCTAGTGTCTATGGTTACATGCCGATGTTTTATGATTGGACAACCAGCAACACTGGCTATGTCGGACCCGACTGTTGGTTGTGGAACCCCCGCAACCTAATCCCTCAGCAAGGGAAGGTCAGTATTGAAGATTCTGATTATGTGACTGCGCTTACTTGGGTATCTAAAAAGAAGCTTGAGGATATTAGGGATAATATTAAAGAGGGTGACGGCTGGGACAAGATGGCGCTTAACGCTCTTATTGAAAAAGCCGAGTCCATATCATCTGGCAACGACACAGAGAGAGACACTCTTATAGAACGAGAAAGAATCCCTGGTGGTTCCAAAAAGGGTATCTGTCTGGCTACTCGCTACGAATCTGGGCAAGATGGCAAGTGGTGTAGCTTCGCCCCTGAACATGGTTGCATTAAGGTTCGAGAGCTGGATAACCCCCACAAGAATGGGCGGATTCCTTTTGTTATTAAGTACAGCCAACCGCTATTCGATAGCTTCTACGCTCTTGGCGACTTCCAACGAGCCATGCCACTACAGTTCGCCCGTGACGGTCTGACTAACTTTTATTTCGCAAGCCTCAAACGAAACCTCTCCCCTGGGCTCATTGTTAACGCTAACGGTGTAATGAAGCACACCCTAGATGTTACCTCCGCCAACCCTGTTCTGATGGAGACTATCCCCAACTCTATCCGACCAATGCCAACAAATACCGCTGGGCTCTCTACTTATCAGGGTGCAATGAGTAACCTGACTGGTTCACTCCTTAGCCTTTACGGTACACAAAACGCTTCAATTCCTGGGGCAGACAGCCTCAATCCAGCACAAGGTAAAACCCCTGCCGCTATTGAGATGTTCTCCAGCAAGGAAGCGACTCGAGATGGTGCAGAACGCCGACACCTAGAAACTGCTATCGAGCAATTAACAGATGGCATGTTTAGCTTAACGGTTAGTATCGGCACGGAGAAGATACCTGTCAGCTTATTCGCCAAAGACATTGAGGAAATCAACAAGAGCGGCCTAACCGATATTCTTGGGTTATTTACTGGCGCATTTAGGTCAGACGGCACTCGTACCGCAGGCGAATTAAAGATTGACCCCAAGACACTTAAAGGAATTGAGTACCGCTTCAGCATCGACCCTAACTCCACAATGAAAACTAACCGAGAGAAACAAGCCCAAGAATGGCAACGGACAGTCGAGAATATTGGCAAGTTCCAAAACCTATTTAAGGACGACCCAAACATAGAAGTTAATTGGGGTAAGAT